GATCGATATACGTTGGTACCACACATCTTTCCCGTCAACTGATGGGAGAGTGCACAAGGTTCTAGTGCCATTCGGACGTTTTTTAGTCCGTCCGACAACATCTAGTCCTTGAGTCGCATAGTCACGATTAACGCAACGAAGCCTAGGAGCCCGATTAGGGGCCCGGCTAAAATACGTTACGTCTGACATTAATGCGTCTGGTATACAGTTCTCTTCTGGCTCTGCCATATAGATACTGTAGGTGGGCAAGATACGGTCTCCTGGAAGGAGACGGCGTTCTAGCTTGGTTTTCGTTGTATAAGAATCAAACAACCAACCGGCCCAACCGTCTTTGCGACGGTAGGCTACACCCCAGTCATTACCATGCAAGTGTCCGTCACCAAAGCCCTTTGGGCCATAAATGCGGATATCTTCAGGTATAAGACTCTCGATCCACGTCGCCACCTCAGGGAAGTATTCCTGAAGCTCATTATGCAGCCGGAAAAGATCCCGGCACGTAATGAGGGTTTTGACGTAGACAGGACGAATATTGATTCCTCTTAAGTAGTCCGCCCCGCAACTTTCACGGAACGGGCCATCTATGAAGGACTTATCTTGGTTTATGGTAAAACCGCATATTTCAAGCAAAGTAATAACTTCCTTTGCTTTAGCGGTAGGACAAATGATATCGTCCCCATAACTCCGAACTGTATTGCGATTAAATCCGCATACAGCACCTGTTAGGGCCCAAAAGATCAGGGTCTCTAACGGAAAGGTAAATCCGTTCCCCATCGAGCAGAATTTTGCTTGCTTGATCGTCCAGCCTTTGTAAAAAACTTTGGCAGAACGGTAGCGGCTCAAGAAATTGAACCACTCAGGGGGTAATAGAAAGGCAACTAACTCGGTAGCTATCGAGTCACTTGCACTACTTAGATCTAGAGTTGCTAGCATTCCCGTGAGGGAACCTTCCATAGCTAAAGCCTGGTTTGGCTCTTGTCTACGAATGTCTAGACCAAAACGTTTCAAACGGTTCTTCAAATAAGAACCGATACCGTGTTGTACAACACCATTTAAAACTGGTTCAGTACAGATACCACGGTATGTTTTGGCGTTCTTAAGGACAAAGGACAGCATAGCCGGTTCAACAACCACACTAACTGTCGCCACATCTTCTTCGGGCCCCAGAGAATCGGGACTAACGGAGGAGACTAGCATTGGCAACTCATACAGTACTTCTTTAAGGTACGGTACAAGCTCTTCACTACATGCCAGGGGGTCACTGAATTTCTTAGTGATACTGGCGTCCTTCTTTTTTGTGGACGTCGTAGCCCCTGGTCCCAAGCGAAGATGTAGAGACTCAATCGTTGGTACCTTTCCCAGAACTTCAGCTATTTTTCGCTGAGCAATTAATAACTGCTCTTCAACGGGCGGGCTAAAAGTTAGCCTACCAAGCTGTCGTTCGGTAAAAAAGGTATTAGTAACTGAGCATGCAACCTCGCTCTGCCAGAACTTCTCGTAAGCAACACGTTCTTTGTCTATTCCGAGCCTGAGAGGCTCGAATTTTGAGTAGAGGGCGTGTACCTGACGGAGTCTAATTGCTGTGTCGGTATCCAAGCTTTCGTAATTGAAAGAATGGTCCAGCATATCAGCAACAGAACTCCAAGGAAAATCAGGTTGCTTTCCCCGGACTGAGTCCGGGGCGATTTCGCGAGATAGCTGTTCGAGCAGTTGGATGGACTTGTCATAACTCAAAACTCCATTGTAATTTGTAAACATGGATATAACTCCTTTATTGGAAGATATAAACGGCCTGGCGATGCAATGCCAGTACGATGAGGATACACTACAGAATTACGTAGGTATAATCATAGAGTCGAAAAGCTCCGGAGCCGGACCGGTTGTACCAGCCGCACCTGTCACAGTTACACCATCAAGAATATTGAGGTGTAATTTGCGAACAAGACGGCGGATTACAACATCGGAACGTTCATGGAATCGACCCTCTTCGTAGTAAGTTACAGTATGCGCCACTTTTGGTGATGCTGTGTAACCTGCCGAGTTTTGATTTGAAACAGTTTCCATTACTGGGACTTCTAACAGTGCGCCTGCACGATACACACCATTAGCAGAACGATC